AAATATTCAATAGCTATATTTGGAATGATTTTTTCAGCAAATTCTGGTTCGACAAGCAACTGCCACATTAGGCGTTGCTGAAACTCAGGACCTTTATACGCTGATAAGGTGTTTTCTAATGGTTCACTCATATCAAAAATATGTGTATAAAAAGCCATTGCAAATCGAAACTTGCAATAGCTTGGTTATTTTTACCTAATTAATTACGTCTGAGTTTTCTTAACATTTCTTCCCTCTTGGGAGTAGAAAGTTCTCTAATCTGATTGATTGACAGTCCCCTGTAATTAATCAAATCGTAATCATCCCACATATTCTTAATGTCGCTTTTCTTAATCTTCTCGAAAATTGTGTCGGCAATATATGTGACTTCGTATGTTACATCCAGAGACCATCTTGCAACAGGATTGAACCCATCAACATAAAATAATCTCTCGACAATTGGTTTATCATTGATATATAAACCAATTTTACATTCAACGCCACGAATTACCTTTTCTTCAATTTGTTGTACAACTGGTGCGGGATTATAACGCATTTCGCCCCTGTATTGCTGTGGATATGCATTAATCATCTGCTGATTATAAGCATATAAATCATAGATATGATTAGGTGAATCCACAACACTAAGGTCTTTTCTTCCAACTTCAGCCACAACATCATAACCACGTTTAGATAGTGTTTTCTGTAACTTAGTTATTGCACGTGGCAGAATATCCCTGATATCGATTGAATACCTTGTGAATGGGTTGAACTTGTCAGCGTCAAAAACTTTCTCGCACATTAATGTGTTTCCCTGATACAGTGAAAACCTAAAAACGTTATTATCCTTTTCGTTCATGTTAGTTTAATTTAATTGTTATTAAGTACGACAAATATAATAAGAAAATACCAAAAGTGAAAGACTTTTTATAAACTCTTTCGATTATTTTTTATATACTCAGTAAGTAGTTGTTTTTCATTCATAATAATGGTATAAAAAGGTTCAACGTATTGAACGAAAGTGCTACCATAAACACTTAGAAACTGGTCTTCATTCATCATTTTTAACAAATTCTTACTTCCTCTGTCGTCAGGAGATAGCGGAAGTTCTAATTGTTTTAGTTCTTCAACGGCTTGTTCATTAAGCATTGGCTGTCTTAAATTTACCAATTGGAAATTGGTTTTTAACCTTACAACACTTTCTGGTGTTATTAGCGTGGCTAATGCTTTAAGCGGTTTTTGCTTATTTAATGCACGTTCTTTATTAATTTCATCTGCTTTGGCGCAAATTTCCCTAACACTAACGTGTTTGAATTTCATTTCTGGAAAATGCTTTAATAGTGTTTCCTCACCAATACCTGAGATACCCTTGATATTATCAGCAGTATCACCACAAATTATTTTAAGTACCAATGCATTCGTATAATGATGATTGAAATGCATGATATAATTGGTCTTATTAACTGGTTGTTTGATGTTTGGAAATATGATAGTAATGTTCAGGTCAAGTAGTTGTGCAAAGTCCCTGTCATTTGAATACAGGAATATTTCTTCCTTGTTATTATGTTCCAGACAATATGCAGCAATCAGGTCATCGGCTTCTATGTCATCAACTTCAATTTGTCTTATAAACAATTCTTCTGCGTATTCCTGTATTCTTTTTCTTTGTTTTAAAATTGATTCTTCTTTAGCTTTTTCCCTACGAATTTCTGCTGCAGTCATTTCAATTTTCTTATACCATTCTTTGTTTTTACGATTGGCTTTATATTCCCTATCAATTCTGTGACGCATGATTCCACCTCCCTCACCATCCCAGACAATTACTACCTTATTTATCATATGCTCTTTTATATGCATACGAATAGTGGTCATGGATTGATACAATCCACCAATGTGCCCAAAGGCACTGGTGGAAGTATCTTTTGCTCCATGAAATGAACGCTTTAAAAGATTTGAACCATCAACTAAAAGTGTTCTAATTTTCATTATTCTAATTCAAATGTCGAACTTTTTTCAATTATTTCATCACCAAATGATATGTTTCCATCGCCATCAATTGCTTTACTTTTAAATTCAATATCATCGGCAGTAATACTATCATCTTCAAATCTATTACGGAAATAAAGAATATGTTCCTTTTTATATGCATTTTCATGCTCACTATCACCGTAAATAAATCCGTGTGGTGTTGAGATAATTTTTCCTTCTAATGAAATTCCACCCCACTCACCATCCACATGATTTTTAGCAATATTTACCTTATTTTCGAAGCCATAGTTAAGGTCACGTTTTTTACTTGTAGCACTTATTCTTCGAGTTCCATGTGTAATTATACCACCAAAATGATAAATAAGTCTTGCGCCAAAAAACCATGCTTCACCACCTTTATGTTTAATAACCTTATTCATTGCGTCATACCAGACTTTCTGAACAGCAGCAATCGTGATAAAATATTCGCTATCTATTTTTCTGCTATCAGGTACGGTATTATTTAGCATAGACATGAATGATTTCTCGTATGCACCTGCATTCCACTGGTTGTTGTCTGAGTCATTCTTTTCCAATGCATTAACTGTTTTGGTACAATTTAGCGTACCAATGGAGTCAATTGCAAACGTAATGTTGTATGGTAGATTTCCAGACTTTTGTTGGTCAATGAAATAATACATACATTTAGCCATATCTTCAATACTTGCTTCTTTTCTATCCTTATCGTTTGGTTTACCAAAATTATCAAGAAGATATTTATTATTAATCAAGATATAATCACCATTCCAGTCGAATCCCATCAAAGTCAAACGTTTATTACCAACATCAATGTTATTCTCAGTATCAATAATTATTGGTAGGTCACCTGCTTTTTGTGCACTAACAATTGCACGCATTAATGCTGTTGATTTACCAGTATTACTGTAACCACGGAAAAGTGTTACATATCCCTTTGGTAGTCCCGGTAGTCCTGTTGCTTCTCTCAAACCTTCATCAATTGGTAACCATTCGAGAGGTTTCGATGGAACGTCTTCTGTTCCAGTTTTTTTCTTGAAATTATCAAGACTGAAATTCTTTTTTGCGGTTGGTTTGCGTACCATTTCATTTGAAGGTACTTCTTCAACTAATTTTTTAGCCATGTTTTAAAATTTTTGTTATAGATAAGTAAGGGGAAACTTTCGCTTCCCCTTATTCAATCTCAGTAATTTTTAGAAAGGAAGGTCATCGTAACTTTCACCAGATGTACCACCTGTTTGAGCTTCAGCAGCAGGAGTCGATTCTGCGAGTGTTTCTTTTCCAACATCACTTGCATTGTCAGTATATGTACCAACTTTTGACTCAGTTATGTTACTGATTGTAACTCTTGGATATTCATCATCCAAATCACTTGCCTGTTCATATTCTTCTTCCTCAGCATCAAGGTTAGCAGTACGAGTGTTTGCAAGTTCTTCCAAGTCGGGACGACCGGGGAATACCCAATGTTTGTTGTTCTGGTCAGTATCTTCCCAATAAGGACTGTTACCTTCCGCAACCATTTGAAGGAATTCAAAAGGTGAGGTATGTGGTGCTTTCTTAGGCATGAATACCTGTCTCCAAGTAGTATCATCATCAAGCCACTGTCTTGCAACAAGACTGTCGGTACTAAGCGGTGCTTTTCCTCTTGCAGTAATTGCAGAAATTGCTTTGTAAACATGACCATTGAATTCACTGTCAGTCATGATGATGTTCAAATCAGTTCCAGTTAAAGCATCACTAAAGTCTGCTTGCTGAGTTGACATATAATCTTCCAAGATAGGAAGTAATTTGTCAAGAGTTCCCTGATTTTTGTAGTTGTGTTTGAATCTCCAGAACTTAACACCGTCTTTTTCAGCACCTTTGTCGATACCACGAACAATGTAGAATTTCTTGGCTTCCCATTTAATGGCTTCCTTGTAAATTTCGTCATTCTTAGCTTTGATGGCTTTCTGAGTTTCGTTCATGTTTTCCTTCTTAATACCTTTAAGAGAAGGGTCTTGTTTAGCAAGCCATTTTTTGTGTCTTGCACACAAAGGACATGGTGCAGGAATCATTATTTGAGCACCAGTTGAAGGGTCAATTAATGGTTTTCCATCCACACCGAGTTTCGGTACTTTAGGGTCGTTGTGTGCAGGGCAATAGATAACTGTGCCGTGCTTTTTCTTTCCACCAGCAGCATTAGTACTTGCAACATGGAAGAATGCTTCTTCGATGTGTTTCTTACCAGCTTTAGGGGGGAGAATTCTGAAGGTTTCTTTAGCTTTTCGAGGAACGAAGTACTTTGCTAAAAGGTCTTCACGTGATTTGCGATTTGTTGTTTGCGATTGTTTTTTCTGATAATCAGAAAACATCGACTTCAATTGTGACAGGTCTTGCCCCGTCTGATTTTGATTTTCCATTTTCAATTTGTTTTACAGTAAAGTTATTTTTCAATTATTAAATTGTTGCTACAAATATAGCCTACAGTTTACATAAATACAAGACTTTTTAAAAATAAATCGTCTTTTTTCAGTTAAACACTAATTAAATTATCAGATACTATTGTAAATGAAAGTGTTTGTTTGTTTTCATAGTAACTACCATTCTTCATTCTAATCTGTAAAAAGTAATCTTGAGGTATTAACCATGATGTGTCAAGATTAAATTCATATCCACTACTTGTTCTATTAACTGAAGTAAATGGAATAACATCTACTTCATATTTTTTACCAACTGTGGTAAACAATCTATATTCAATGTCTAAAGGTAAGAAATTATTTTGATTTGGATACAACTCCTTAATAGTAAGTTTAATTTTTCTCACATTTCCTGCTCTAATGTTCTCTCTTTCACCAATTCCCCAGAAATAAAAGAAGTAGTTATCAAAATTAATTTGATTGGATTGGTCGAAAGTATAGTATTTCTTTTCAGATATTAAATAAAATTCACCACTATATGTGCTTGGTCTTCCATTAATCGTCAAATCCCATTCATCCCTGAATAAAACAGCATCAGGATATGTTTGAGAATCTACATTTAAGTTGATTTTATACACACCTTTACTTACATTTATGATAGATGCACCAGTTAATGTCAATACCAGATTGTCGTCATTATCAAATATATCCACCTTATTTACGGTAATGTTTTGTGCAAAACCACCAACATTTACATATAGATATAAATCATTGTCTTTGTCGAGATAGAAATAGTTACGGTCATCGGTAATTGTATCGCTTACACTTGTTTCAATATATGGTTCATACCATGTATTGGTATTCTTTGCGTGGAATGCAACTGCCTGAGTAAAAGCTGTCTGTGTTTGTTCGAGCACATCAGGAAACTTAATTCCTAATCCATATGAACTACCTGTAAATGCAGGTGTTCCAGTATAACCAGTTCCAAAAAGAACTTGATTAATATAATCGGTGACATCAACATTAATGTTTTCATTACCCTTTCCAAATGTTTGTCCAGTAATGATTTGTGTGCTACCACTTAGATATGCACCAGCATTTGACCAATTATTCGTTGAAGTTCTTGCCGACCAGTTTGATGCCTGTGCAACACTATTTGGAAGTAACGTGGTGTCATAGATAAAATCGTACCCACTACCTTCATCCCAAAATTCGTCAACATTAAAAACATCTAAATTAAAACTACTTGCTCTGTCAATTGTCTCAGAATATGATTTACGACCCAAATACTGAGGTGCATAACTAATTGTATTAGTCATATGCAAAGTATGTTTCATCGTGTTATTTGGCACGATAATGCCATCCTGAATCTTTTTACGTAAGTCTGTGAGGTCAATATCGAATATGAATCTACCAACCCTCTTATCTAAAGTACCATAAAATACCTCAGTAACAGGATTCTGTGAATTGTTGGTAAGATTATCACTTATCAACGTGTTGTTTTTCGAAAAATATGACCTAAAAATTGACATTTGCTTTTTCTTATAAATACCTTGCAAACAAAAAAGACTACACTCGGTAGTCTTTTATTGTTGAAATATTTCCATTTTATTTTTAATGTTTGACGTTATGTAAAATCAAAAGACGTACAGCTTCTTTTTTTGCCATAGAAGTACCACCTCTTTTATTTAAAGCATTTTTAGCAACTTTAATGAGTTCTTCTGTTATGACTTGTTTACTTTCTTTCGATTCACCCAATTTCTTCATCAATGTCAAGTCACCAGTAGCAACTTCTTTTTCACCACCCTGACCTCTTAATGAAACGCCACCATTCACTTTATTAGCTACAGAAAATTCATTACCTTCTGCATCAGCATATTTGTCACCCATTGCACCTTTATATTCTTCGTGTCCGATTTCTTCTTGAACAGGTTCTGCGCCTTTAAATTCTTTCCATAGCATGAAGAACTCTTCTTTTTCTTGGTCACTTAGATTATTAAAATCCATTTCAGTGTATTTCAAATACTTCTGATAACTGTCATTATTATCGTAGCCAACTTCTGCATCAGCATAATTAAATTCTTCATCAACATCACCTACGTTCTTTGGTTCGTATCCAAGTAACATGTCAGTCATGTCTTTATCGTCAGACATTCCCATACCCATTTTGCTCCAATTTGGTTCAATTGCAGGTATTGGATTTCCATTTCTATCCCTTTCACCAGCCATACCATCTTGAACATATGCACCACTTGAATGTGGTTCATCACCACTTGCATCGCTTGCAGCATTAAACTGTGCGCTTGCTTCTGGGTCGTCTTTAACTGTATAATATTCTGGGTCTTCAGTAAGATGGTCAAGAACAATTTCTAATGCATCAAACGGGTCATCAGTATGCTCTTTTTCAACCTCAATTCCCAATTTTATTTGTTTCAAATCAAAATCTGCTGGTGATTTATCGTCACCTTTACCACCTTCAAGTTCATTACCTACTTCATCAGGCACTTCATTCTGATTAATATCATAATTTTTAGGGTCATTAGCACCATCCATTTCACCTTTAGGTACGCTTGCTACTGGAGCATCTGTTAATTCTGGATTTTCTTCAGGTGTCAATTCGCTTTCATCAACGCTTGTAACCCTTTTAGGTCTATGTTTTTTAGGTTTTGGATATTTGCTTTTAGTCTTGAATTCTTTACCAATTTCCATTTCTTTTGGATACTCAGTTTCGTTCATTTCTGCCATATTATCTTTATACATTCGTATTGCAGCATTTCTCACGTTTTTAACATATATCTCTTGTGGAATAGTATTTTTTAAGTCACCAAGTGTACTATCAACATATTTTGCTGCCTTAAATATTAATTGTCCCTTCTTTTCCTTAGAAAGTAAATTATCAAATCCACCTTTTACTACATCAGTAACCTTAATACCATCAACTTCAGCACTATCAACTTCAGCACCTTCCCAAAATGGTTCAGCACCTTTAGGAATTCCCCTTACCTTTTGAACAGGTTTTACATTTCCTTCAATTTTATCTACCTCTAACATTATTTGCTCAAGTGTAGGTTCTCGATTACCAGTAGCAACTAAATTATCATATGCCTTAAAAATTATTTCTTTTTTTTCTGGACTTACGTCTTCAACGGGTTCATCACTTACGCCAACTTGAGTATTTGGGTCTACACCAATACTACCATCGTCATCAGTTTCTTTTGGTAAATCACTTGGGTCATAATCTGGTGGCAATGCTAATGCATCTTCTTCAGGCACATCTGTAGTATAACTATCATCAGTATCTTCGGTGTCATCTTCCACGTAATCCTGAACTTCACTTAAATATTTTTGCAATTCATCTGATTGAACACGTAATGCTGGATTTGTTGGTTTCTGGTCAGCATATGCTTTATTGGTTTGCATGTCTTCAGTACCTTTCTTATATGGAATTCTGTCAATAAGATTAACAGCATCTTCATATAGTCCTTGTTCAGCATCTGGTGCTTCACCACTGTTATCATCGCTGTATTCGCTAACAACATCAACGATTTCCTGAGCACGCTGTGCATTAAATTGTTGTAATATTTTATCGCCTTCAGCGATTTCAACATTATAACTATTGTTTCTAAATATGAATTCAGTAATTTCTGCAGAATCAACACTAAATACGCCATCCTGTTCACCTTGGCTTGTGGTTGTTCTAAATCTGAAAGTTAATTCATTACCAGCATCATCTGCACCGCTAACCTCAACATGATTTTCATTATTATCTGATTGACTATTGGTTTGTTTGATTTGAAGTGCACCATTTTTTAATTCATCGAATGCATTTGTGAGGATACTACTCTTAGTTACAAGCGTATTATCTGCGCTAATAACAGCCTCATTTAATTTCATTTTATTTACTCCCTGAAACATTTCGAGAAATCTTTGTTTGCTACCAGCTTGGTTGTATATTTTCATAACTATTTGTTTTATTCAAAAATTATTGAATTTGCTTTACCAAATTCTCTTAGTAATACACCAGCAAGAGCATTTGCTTCATTTTCATGCTCACTACCAGTTTCATTTGAACCTGCATTAAGTACACCTTTTAAGTGTTGCATATAATGCACTAATTCATGTGCTAATGTCCTTATTATATCTGCAAGGTTTCTATTAGCAATCACCACTCTTATTTCTGTTGTTGCAGGTGTGAATTTTCCAAAAGAATGTTCAGTACCTGCTTCTTTTTCATCATCAGATAGTATAATTTTAGGTGATTTATCACCAAACTCCAGTTTTTCTCCAGCATATTTCACAAATTGGTTAATGAGTTCGACTTTCTTTTCTCTTGGAAGTATTGCTTCATTTAAGTGAATACCACCAACCCTTCGAACCATTTCAAATAACCTTTCTTTCGAACCATATGGGTGAAAAACTCTCATTATTATACCATGTCATTAAAACTGCTCTGAACGTCCATTTTAGATTTCTGTGGTAAATCATCGAAATCTGCAACAAATGTACCATCAGGCATTTCTTTAATACCCTTCTGCATTTCTTTGTCACGTTTCTCATTAAACCAGTTACCTGACCAGAAATCATTTAAATTAAAATAGTATGGATAACTTACATTGGTTTTATTCATGAGTTTCTCGGAATTCGTAGGTTCACGAACTTCCTGAACATCAGCAGCCAATACTTCCATCTTACCATTTAATCCCTGAACCATAGAATTTAATCCTTCTAATTGGTCATGAATGCTCTTCATGGCTTCGATATTATGTTTAATAATTTCGTTTTGAATGTCATTCACCTGATTTTCAGGTTCAGGACTACCCATTGGGTTTGCCATTGGGTCTGTAGGTGCGCCACCCATCTGTGGGTCACCACCCATTGGGTCGGCAGGTGCACCTGCTGGTGCTGCACCATCACCACCTGCAGCATCAAATGCTGGAACTGGGGATTCTGCGCCAATAGGTTGGTCAGTTGTAGGTGCTGGGGGTTCATTACCCTCTGGTTTAGGTGCATCTTCTTGCTCACCAGCTTCATTAGTTAGTTCAGGAACTTCATCAAATTCCTCATTACTACTAATCAAGGGATGATACTTTGCAGATTCACTTACCCTATAATCAACACGGTGCTTAAACTTTCTGAGTTGTTCCTCAATAAGTTTAGATTTCTTTTCATTTTCCATTGATGGATATATTAATATTGTTCTCTTAATAGTTGACGACCATCTGATGTAACAAATAGTTTATCAACACGTTCGATTAAGCCACCCCTTTCATCAAGGACAACTTTTTTTCTATTGGTGTTATTAATTTCCTCTATTTGAGGTTCATCAATAAAATTACCAAGTGCTTTTTCTACTTTATTTTCCATAGTACTTATAATTATTTCATATAAATACTAAGTTATGTTAGAAAATAATTATTTTCAGAGTATCGTAACGAGATATCTTTTCAGAAGTTCGAAATTAGGGAAGATTTTATAGTAGTACTGATAGTCAGTGCCCTCATAGTCGTAATGAGAAAGTGTAGTTCTTAATGATAATTCGGTAATAATATCTAATATACTAAACTTGAAGAATTCATACATTTTTAGGTTAATTCCCCAGATTTTATTGTCATATAATAGGTAAACCATTTCATTCTTAAAATTGTAACTGGCTTTAATATTTTTGGGAACTACATCCATTAAACCCTGCACATCTACTATTTGAAAAAAAACTGGGTCTAAATTAATGTATTGATATTTTGGTGTGAAGTAAAATTGTGGTGCTAATCCTGCAAAGGTGTCAACTCCTTTAACATGTGATGCTTTGCTTTCTTCAAAGCTAAATTCCCAATACAATTCATTGGTAATTATCTTCTTCTTTAATATATCAGCGTTTTGAAAGATTTCGTTGTTGGGATTACAGGCTTTCATGAATGACCAACCCACATAAAGTGTTGGCAAGGTCTTATCGAGTTTATCGTACTCGATTGGTTCTGAATAATAATTAACATATTCAACCACAGTATGATTTACCAATTCTTTGTCGTAAACAACGTTAGCTATTTTCATATTATTTATTCTTGTGCTCGTAATAAAACATTTGATTATCTCTAAACACATCAATTAAATGATAATCGATACTTTCCATATACTGATTAACATTTTTAAAACTCGATTCTTCATGTATATTACATTCAACCATAATATCAGGTGAATCTCTTTTAATTAAATCGATAGCACCTTTTAATACCTTAACCTCATGACCTTCGACATCCAATTTAATGAAGTCAACTTTTGGTAGATTGAAACTGTCAATCTTGGCTGTTAGAATTTCGCCAACATCACCCTCAACAACCTTAGTGCCACCCATATTATCCTGATATTCAAGAAAACTATACTTATATTCACCATCTGATAATGCAACTTGATGTAGTTCTAATTTATCGTCACTGATATTATTCAATTCCTTATTCTTACATAAAACAGCGAAATTTCTATAATTTGCTTCAAACGATATTGTCTTATCAAAAATGAATTTACTAAAAAACATTGAATGATTTCCAATATTTGCACCAATATCTAATGCTGTTCCACCACTACTAAATTTTCCACGAATATATTCTAAAATATTCTGTTCGTAAAATTTGGGTTCAGCAAAAAACTTTCCAAATAATATCATATTTGTCATAATATCATTTGGATATGCATATAACTGAGTTAATTCATTATTGTATTCAATCTGAATTTGAACAACAGATAAATTTATTGGTTCGGCTTCTACCTTATGTTCAACGATTTTCTTGTTTTTCTTTGCCATTGCACTTATTTAATTTTTTTTAATATTTGGTAAATTTTTTCTGCCGAATGTCCGTCACCAAAAGGACTAATAAAATCAATTTCATAATCATCGATATGGTAATTAAATATCTCATGTAATACCATTGGTGATTCTACCATAAACGTGCTTTGCCCAATTGCCTCTGGTCTTTCGGTAATAATTCTGCAAGTTAAACATTTTTTATTAAAAAAACTACTTTCTTCTTGTAATCCACCACTATCAGTAATCACCAACCTCGTTTTCACTAAAAGATTAAGCATTTCTTCATATGGTAATGGGTCGATAACCTTAACGTTCTTCAATAAATGTCTATGTTTTTGCACATTAGGATTAGGATGTATTGGTAAAATAAATTCATATTGTGGAAATTGTTCTGCCAATTTATTTATTTCAATAAACCACTGGTCAAGCCAATGATGATTTTCACGCCTATGTAGTGTAATTAGTATCTTATCAGTATATTCACAATTTTTCTTATATGGAAATAGGTTATCTACAACAGTGTTTCCAACAACGTAAATATTATCATGAATAATTTTTTCAAACCATAAATTATTTCTATTAGCTTCTGTTGGACATAAATGAATATCAGCTATTTGTGATATTAACTTCCGATTAATTTCTTCTGGATATGGATTTTTTCTATCATATGTTCGAAGTCCTGCTTCTAAGTGAATTACTTTAATTCCATGATGGAATGCGGTAAGTGCAACTGCCATTGCTGAAGTTGTATCGCCTTGTACTAAAACATGTGTAATTCCATCAAGAGCACCTTTTGTTATTGAGAAAAAATCAAGTATAGATGCCACAATAGCATCCAATCTATTTCCATCAACAAATTCATGAATATTAATTGTGAAATCTGGATGTAATTCTTTTAATAAATCCTTATGTTGTCCAGTAAATAGTGTTTTATATGGATAGTTATTGATATCAAACTCATGAATTAGTGACTTGAGTTTAATGTATTCTGGTCGTGTTCCGTATGCTAATAATATCATTAGTTTAAATCGTTTAATACTTCAGGTAATTTATCATTAAATTCAATTGCTTTATACCAAGCAGAAGGGTTTATTGGATGCATATTAATCATATCTGGATGCCATTTTAACCAAATATCGTTATACCACACATCAACATTAAAATCATTGTGATGACCCCAAGTCTTTAATTTCTCATAAAGTTCTAAATTTGAGAGCACGTATGATGCATGAAAACAAATAATATCTGGAATATTTATTATTTTATTTCCGACTGGTTTTCTTTTTCTCTCGAAACTCGTACCATTTTTCAAGTTTATAAATATCTGAGGATTACCAATGATTTTATCTAATGACTGTGGAACTGTAATATAGTTAAATGATTTCCAAAAACTAATCCAACCACAGGTATATATATCATAATTTGGATTATCAATAATAAAGTTTTTTATTTTCTCAAAATCATTATGAAAATAAAATTCATCAGCATCATGAATCATAAGATAATCAATACCATCCACTTTTGCTCTATTTACACACGCATTTCTTTGGTCTTCCTCAGTAAGCCAATCTCCAATAATTATTGTAATTTTATCATAAAATTTTGAATTCTTAATGAGATTTAAATCAAACGAATTTTTATATTCATCACGTGCTTTTGGATTATATGCCCAAGGTTTGTCACTATATGCAATATATATTTTATCAACATGTGAATATGAATTTTCAATGTTTTTCATAATCCACTTGTCTTGACCAAACAATACTATGTGTGTTGCAAATTTCATTATTTCCAATTATTTACATTTACACCAATCATGGTCAATGTGTTAATTAAATTATTTGTGGTATCTTGATTTTCATTAGTCAAATCAACGTGATGCCATTCAACAAACAATTTGGTGATGTTTATTGCCGAACCAGATGCAATTACGTGTCTTAATACCCTATATTCTGCTCCCTCAATATCTAATTTAACAATTACATTAAATTCATCTTTAGGGTATTTTAATAATATTTTATGAAAATCTACACATTCCACTAAAATTGGTTTTTTTGTACGAGTTAAATGTGTAGAATTTAATTCGGTGATGACTGACTCATCATTGTCATGCCATATTTCAAGATTTTCCACAGAAAAATTAATATTACCGTCAAATATCCACACAGCCTTATTATGTAATATTAAATTACTTAATTTAACGTCAGAAATTTTTTCATTATAACGACATTCAGGATTGGGTTCAAACGTTTCAACTATCCATTCATTATTGATTTTATACATTTCAATAAATTCTCTTAAACCTTCACCATAATGACCACCACAATCCAAAAATACATTTGTTTTCATATTCGTAACATTTTATCACCATACCAATCATCCATATTTATATTTTCATTTGCTTCACCACGCAAATAATGCCTTGTTCCACCTAAACCAACCAACATGTCCATTGTCGAGCCAATATTTATATATGAGTTTTCAGGTTCAACCATATGACATTCCTTAATTAAAATTGGTGCTAAAGGTCCTGCTGCAAATAAAAATAAATGATTTTTTATTTTATTTTCTCTAATGTATTTTGGAATTTCATCAGTTAAATAATAATCTGTCATCCATGCATTAACTCCTACTGAAAACAATTTTTTTATTTGAAAATCCAAATCACTAAAATTTGCATTATTGTGAAAGACACCAATAATTTCATAATTTTTTAATAGCGGATATGTGTATTCTAAAAACAAATTGTAATTACTTCTCATATAAACAGTACAAAACGTAAGCATTTCTTCATTTTGTCCAGATATATTCCTAATTTCATTATGTTTCTCCCACCCAACCAAACTTGGTGGAACTATACCAATATAATATTCATTTTGTTTATATTGAATCGCCTCAATTAATTTATTTCTAAAAAATTGATGATGTTCATTATTCGGGTCATAAACCCATTCCCCATTAAATTTATTAGTAAAATTAGCATATTGATTAAAAAGAATTGTCATTTCACCATCACCAAATCTGGTTAATGTAAAATTAATTTTTTCTTTCAATAATTCATTAAACCTAAAAAATTCACTTTGAAATGTCTTGATACTCATAATAAAACATATTATCAATTACTTTTGTGTTTTTATAACCAATTTGTAACATATATGGATTCACTCTTTCAAAATCATCACTATAATTATTACACTCCAATACAATATGTGGAAAATCTCGATTAATCAATTTAATTGCACCTTTTAACACCTTTAATTCATGTCCCTCAACATCCATTTTAATTAATGCAATCTTAGGTAAATCAAAATCATCCAATGTTTTTGTTATCAACTCGCCATCACCTTCTACGATAAAACTTCTTCCCATGTTTCCGAGAAAATCATGATTTGCATATTTATAATTACCATCCGATATTGCAATATTATTGAGTATTAATTTATCGTCACCAATATTATTGATTCTTTTATTTTCCAGTAATAAGTTAAAATTGGTAGGATTTGTTTCGAATGCAAATGTTTTTTCAAATATAAATTTTGAAAAAAATATAGAATGATTTCCAATATTTGCACCAATATCGAGAACTACACCGTCATTAAATCTTGATTTTATATAATGCAATAAATCAATTTCATAAAACATATTATCTCTTCTTATTCTTTCGCCAATCCACTCACCATCTTGTGAGGTAATTTTTATTGGTGTATCTTGATACTTAAATTCCACTATCATATTTTAAATTTTCTTAATAATTGAATATCCACAATCACTTACAGAATCACGAAATGATTGAAATTCGTTAAATTTATTTTTTTGTTCATCCCATGCAAGCCAAACACCACATTGCTCAGGTTTACTTCTTTGCCAATAATCATGTGCCCAGATATAATATTTATTTATCATATTATATTGAAGAATTAACTCAATTTCTTTTTTCACATGTTGATACGTATGGTCACCGTCTTGAATAATTAAATCATATTCAAATGGCTCAGACAATAAATTTAATGAGTCATTTAGTATGCGAATAAAATTCTGGGAATGTAATCTATCATATTCCATACGTTCTTGAATATCGAGAAGCGTAACTACACCAACATCATTTTTCTCAACAGCAGATAATATATGATTGGAACTTCTACCCAAAAAATTACCAATTTCCAATATTTTTTTTGGTTTTAAAATGCGTATTAATACATATATAGATTTTCCTTCGCTTTCCCACATACTACCACCCTGTTCTTCAGGATAACCACCATAATTATCTTCATCGTAATATGACATCAATTCCTCTACACTAACACCTGTTAATTTATTGAATCCATCGAAGTATGATTTTTGAAAATCTTCTCGTTTTGTCATGTTTAATCCCTCCACCCCCTATCACCAGCATTTAAATGAATAAATCCCATTGTATTGCTAAGTGTATTATTATATGTCAATGTTTCATGAGCATATTTAACCTCATTAATTTTTAAATCTTTGTTGTTTAACAACTCATATAGATATACTTCTGGTGATATTGAATCTTTAATGTCTTTGGAAATTTGACTTTCATGTGATAGTGGCATCAATGTTGAAAATAATTTAATTGCAGCACTTTTTGACATTATAATAACTTCCATTAAATAATAATTGTCACCCCAATTTTCAATTGGTTTTCTACAAATAACATCATACTTATTTGTTAATATATCATTGATATGTGATTTTACTATATCAACATTATTTAAATTAATTCTCACATCATCATGTGAAAATATTAAAACATCAAAATCTTGATTCAATATATTTTGTATTGAAAGGATTAAGCCATTAACACATCCAATCTTATGTGGTTTTTCATTAAAAGATACTACACTAAAATTACTTATATCTTGAAAAATATTGACAAATACATCATTACACGCTACACTAACATGTGACTCTGGAAATATTTTTTTTTCTATGAGAATAGTTTCTCTTAGTGTTTTTAATCGATTATAAACATTATGTGCGAATGCTATTTTCATATTAATCAATTCTATATATCACATAGTTTCCACCAGATTCCCATTTATTTTCTAAATCAGACGTTGATTCAAATACTAATGACGATTCTGGGAATATGATTTGAAATTTATTTACAAAGTCATAATGGTTGTAATCATCAATAACAACAAATGAACCACTGAGTAATCTATTTTTTCCAAGTAAAAATGCAATACTTCTACCATTTCCATGAGGTCCGTCAACTACCATAACATTAATTACTTTTGGTAATTGTTCTTCTGATACATCATAAAATGTTGATGTTTGACGTGTATTAACTGGAGATATTTTTTTAAAAAACATTCGTCTATCAAATATTTTTTGCTGGAAAAGTTTATCAAAATCACTATCATAACATTCAATTAAATCTGTTATGTGTAAATTTAAATTATTGTGCCTAATCTTGGTTGCAAACTGTTCATCATTATCAAACGAAGTTATATGCACATCATATCCATCGGATATTAAATCGACAAAAAATTCTGTAGATATTCCTGAACCAAATTCAACAACATTTATTGTAGTTGACTTTAACGACTTAATTATATTGAATATATCAAGAAAACATTTCTTAGACAACCCCCACCCATCATTTTGATATTTTTCGATTTTCACCATACACAAACTTTATTTAATGTGGGAGCACCTAATTGATAACCCCGTGTTATTTCTAATTGTAAATACTCGTCTAATATAGAACCAATATCAATATATGTATTTTTCTTACTACCATACTTCCATAATTCATATGTAAGTATATTAGCTAAAGGACCTGCAGCGAAAAGAAATACTTCATTTTCAATATTATTCATAATGATATGCTCAACAAAATGTGAACCCAGATTAAAATTTTCATACCATGCATCAGTTCCGACAAATATTACAGAATTTGGTTTAAATGGAAGATTATCTAATTTAGAATTTTTATTTACAACAAGATTTACCTTATGATTACACAATTCTGGAATAAGTTCAGTGATTGTTTTTCGATAATTTGAATTAACAAATATATTTGCCCAAGTAAGTTGTTCTTCTTTTTGACACGACTTAATCTTCATATATTCATATTTTTCATTACCCACACAACATGGACATGCAATTCCAATATAATAATTATCGTCTTGAAAGACATACGATTCGATTAATCTTTCTCTCATTTTCACATACTGTGGTAAATTAGGGTCATATCTAAACTCACCATTACCTTTAGAACGTAAATCAATTGAACTACCTTCGAGAATTGTTAATTCACCATCGCCCCAGCGAGATAATGAAAAATGTTCACCAGACTTAATCTTATTTAAAAACTTACTAAAATCACCATCAAATGTTTTCATTTTATGTTATTTACTGTCTTCCACCCATTATTTATACAATGTATGCAAATATTATCTCTCTCAGTATAGTGATTGCCAATTTTAAATGATGCATTATCATCACCACCCAATTCATTTCCAACATTCCAATCTGAACTCCATAAGTCTTTATTGTTTTCTGGATGTGGTGGAACAAAAGTATTAATTCCACCATATTTTTGAGCTAAATACGAAAACATGATATCCTCACCATTATCCCAAGAATGTGGTTCTTCATACCACAAATACTTCGCCCATTCTTGTCTAAAAAACCATGCGTGTCCAACTAAATCAACTCTTGCTGGTATATCTAAGTGTTGTGAATTCCAGCCTATTTTACTTGAAGGTATATATGATTTTTGATGAAGCACAACACCACTACCACCAAGAATACCATTAAAGTCTGGTTTCTCAATAGTTTCTAAACAATTCTTAAACCAATCTTTCTGTGGAATAGTATCATCATCAAACATTGCAACATATGGCGTTCTAATCAATAATGGTAATGTAAATCTTCCAAAAAATTTGGTGTTCCAATTACATGCATATGTTTTTATATTAGCATCTTTAGGAAAATATTGTACAGCATCACATTTATTATACCACACATGAATATTCTCAGGTTTAATTGAAACTGACTGATTCATTATTGCCTCAATTTGACGTTCGAGTGTATATGGTCGTTTATATACGTTTAAGATTACACTTATCATAGTTATTTAATTAGTTCGTAATATTTATTTAAACTTACTTCAGGGGTAACCATAATTATCTCATATTGTTTACCATCTGCAGAAATTGCGATACCATCACGTTCAAAATTATTATAACAATCAACAATTTTATTAAAAAAATCTGGTCTATCACCATATCTTAATTTTGACGGTGCATTATTTACCTTTTGAAAGATGTCTGCTCTCACATAACTCAGGTGATGCATTTTAATTTCAAACTTCTTAAACAATTTAATGATTGTTGAGTCATATGTTCCAACTTTTCTCGTAGGGTCAACCTTAATTGACATTGGAAAATTCATGATTAATTCATACTTAACAGGGAAAAATCCACTAACATATAAATCGCCATCCATATAATTGATTGGATTTATCATGTACTTCGTATCTTTATAATAGGCAATGAGTGGAAGATACGAAATATGTTCAGGATTTTGTTTATGAAAATCAATTAATGATTTAAACTCCGATGTAACGTAAAATTCATCACAATCAACTGTCATGTAATGTGTGCAACCATTCTTTTTTGCAATTTCAATTCCAAGATTTCTTTTATTTAATTGATTCTCGTGAATTGCGATTTTATTATTGTTTTCATACACATATAAATCGTCAACAAGTTTTCTCTCATATAACGACTGTACTATATCAATTTCCTTCTGAGTTAATTTATTTCCCCAATACGATGTGGTCTGAAAAACAATTGATATGTGGTCGACTACACTTCTTATGTGATTAATTGAGTCTTCGAGCAGTTCTACACCATCAAAAACATTATAACTTACACTAAATTTACTCATAATTTAATATGTTTTTCGATAAATAGTAGTAATCTTTCAAAATCAACTGCAAATCTATCGTTCATTCCAGATAATTTATTTCTACTAACAGATTCATAATGGTATGCCACTGCATCACTGATAGTTATGTTTTTAAGACCTTGATGCCTGCACTTAAGATTTAATTCAACATCTTCAAGACATTCAATGTATTCCTCATTAAATCCACCATATGATTCAAACAATACTTTATTTATTAGCATGAACCCTCCAGTATTTCCAAATGAGTTGTAATTAACTCCAGTAAAATAACCCTCAGATTTACGAATATCCTTATGTGATAGTCTTAGTTGATTTGACCTATCGAAACCCATGATTATTCCATTGTGTTGTACACTCGAATCTCCATAGTGCAATCTGATTCCAATAGTACCCACAGTTGCCTGATTATCATTGTAAATTTCAACACATCTACTCAGAACATCATTTAATAGTTTTACATCATCATTACAGAATAACACTAATTCAGTGTCCGTACTTACGTGATTCTTCACCATATCGTTGTTGATTTTGGCGAAATTATACCAATCGTACCTAATTAATTTAACCCTGTCACTCAGGAACTCTGAATAACTATCAATCACATCCTGACTACTGCCAGTGTCGGCAATAAGTATCTCATAATTATCGTAATCAACATTTTCATTCCAAGAATTGATGTTGTTTGAAATATATCGTAGATTATTCTTTGTTGGAATCACGACAGTTACTTTGGGTTTTGAAGTCAGCTTAATTTTAAGGTCTTTAACTTCAGGTGGCAAAGCTATTGGCAATTCATTGGAATACGTGCTAACCAATTGTTGCCTATTGGCTTCCCATTGTGGGTTAGTTTCACCAATTGACTTATGTAAAATTCTAATTGAAGTAGTTACACCTATGTTACAACCATCCAAATAGTTGGGTACACAAAAACTAAGGTCATACATGTGGAATCCCTTGAAGTCTTCATCGAATTGATGTACGATTGTTTCTGGGTCAAATGACATGAATAATCCATCAATTAATACTGTTTCTTTTACACCAAGTATTGGTGCTGAATACTCGTTAACCCATGAAGTCAGACCATTCGTATGCTCAACAATTCCACACATTTTTGTGCGGTCTTCCCACCAAACGCCAGATGCTGGCAAATATGTGCTACCAGCAACGCCAATAATATCGTAGTTTAGATTATTAAACTTGGCTATAAGGGTCTGCCCCCAATTCTTGGTTTTAATTACAATGTCGTTGTGACACATAACAAAAATGCAATTATCAACCGTGTGGTTTTTAATTGCATCGTTATAAACTTGAGGTAGACTGAATTGATTTAGATTTGGATAACAAACGACCTTATGTTTAGCACCAATGGTATCATCAATGTGTTTGATGAAATTTTGATTTTCTTCTTCTGACAAATGTGAGGAAAATACTACAACGATATTATTTTTCATAGTTACATATTATGCAACTGCAAATCTAACTAATATTAATTAAAATGTCAAGGATTTTTAAATTTTGTAGTTACTTAATATTGATTCGTAATCCCCAATTGCTTTAGACAATGGAAATGGTATTCTGATTAACTCACCATCTGGTATATCAAATTCATTTACATACACATTATTGGCATAGAGTATTAGGAAATCGTAGAATGGATTTCCGTAGTATTTCTGACTGATTTTATCTAACCTACTAAATTCGGTATTCCAATACTCATATTTATCACTTGAGTTAATTGGTAGATTAACAAACGGCATTGGTTCAATTACACCATTGGCGTTTGTTAATAACTCGTATCTTTTATAATCGTTGTATGGCATTTCTTATTTTTTTAGATTTTCATATGCAGTAGTCATTGCCTTGGTCTTCTCACCAACAATACCAGTATTACCATTAATACCATGCATGTAAGTGTCCTGATTGTCTGCAACACTTGATGGACGGCTATACATTCCATTGCTTGAAAATGTAGAGTTTGCGTAATAGTTGAAAGATGCTGCGTTTTGAAGTGCATCGATAGGTCCTTTCAACGATTGACCACCAATTACCTTCATTTGTAACGTTACTTTTGCAATCATTGGTTGCATACCAAAACCTTCTGGATTGGTATCCCAAGTAGTTTCATTATAATCAAATGTAACATTATCAATCACAACTTTTGTGTACAAGAAATCACCAACTCTTAAAATACAGATAGGTTGTCTTCCAAATACAGAATTTCTTGCACGTAGCTCACCATTTTCAATTACATCATAACGTTTTGCAGCACCCTGTCTAACACACTGTTGTAAGAATGTCAGTCTTCGGTGAAATTCTTCAGGTGTCTGAGAATGAAATGCTGGATAAAAATAATCACCACTAATTGAAGTATATCCATAAAGTATTGCATCCTTATCTTTATTTCTCTTATTCATAATATTATCACTGAGAACGTTTTGTAGTTCAGCAACTTTTTGTGTGAGATATTCAATTTCGGTTTTTATTTTAGCAATGTCTTTATCATCACTTTGGTTAGTGGTTTGTTTTTTATCAGCAACACTAACATTATTTCTTGCAATAGTAATTGTAGCACTTCTCTCTTTTTTTACATCTTCTAATGCCATATTTTCTGGCTTTTCACCCTCCACACTACCACCTTCACTACCAATACTTTGTTTCTTAATTATAACATTATTTAAATCAGCATCTTGTAAATCAGGAAAAATTGCCTTTAATCTACTTTTCACAAATTTTGCAGTAGCCTCAATTCTTCGTTGACCCAATGCTTTATTATATGCTTCTTGATTTTTATTTAAATAAAGTTTTGATGCACGACCTTCGATTGTAATACTATAATATTTTAAGTTTTCTTTATCCGTGAAAGTATATTTTAATGCCTTATTTAATTTACAATCACCTAATTGGTCTTTAACATCACCTACATTATATTGTGATGTATATCCTGTAAGTAACCATGCACCTCCACCTAAATCAGCAAGTCCTTCACGATAATAAATATCTTCATTTAATCCAAATCCATTCCCATCCTGCTGTGATTCACAACCAACAATAATTTCATAATGTCTTGGGTCATTATACATGTCATCAATGATGGTATTGATAGTATTTCCACTTGGTGTATCATTAGGAAAATACACTGACATTGGTGCTATTGGTGGTATTTTATTTGGTTCTGTTTGTTTGACAGGTCCTTCCATTTCGGGAATGCTTTTTTTAAGTATCTCAATTTGTTTTGTATATTCCAAAATTGTTTGTTCATTAGGTAATGGGTCGCCACCAAAAGCAAAGAAATCTGCAATAGTCTTGTTTTTATCATTACTTGAACTAATATAATTTCTTAGTTGTTCAGGATAATCAATAAGAAGTGTAAAACTAAGTGTTGCAGTTCTTTCAGAATTCTGATAATTATACATGGGTTCATTTCTACCAACCATTACTGTTGAGTCAAATTTTGCACTCGCAGTTTCATTAAGTTGTAGGTCATATGGTGGAAACCACATCAAGCGACCAGCGAACGGTCCCACCTCACTCAATGGTATTGCAGTTCCCCACTCATCATCAATAACTCCATAAGTATCTCGTTTAATCGTGCCAATCGCAAGATTCTCGATACTAAACATCAAATTTTTATTGTTAATACCAATACCATTATCATCTTTAGTTGGATGAATTCTTGGCAATACTGTATCATAAATTACAGAATTTGGATTACCACCATAAACATTATTACCGTTAAAACGAATTGCTTTTGCAAACCTATTATAAGGGTCTAATATTGTGTGTTGACGAATACCAGTTTTACCTGCAGTATTAGATGCACGTGAATATGTACTATCATTTGATTGCCACAATGGTGAACCATTAAATCCAATAATTTCATTACCATCTTTAAATGCTTTTCTTGTTATATCAACAAATTTTCCTTCTGTAGCATTTAATAAATTTTTAGTATATTCAAGTAATCCTTTTTTAATTCCAAACAATGCTATACTTTCAGCCTCATTATTACCATTTCCCATTGCATCATCATCACCACGTAGTTGTGCAATATAATTTTCAGAACCATTAATAAGTCCGTCTCTACCCCAAATTAATTTTTCTTGTTTATTAATTTCATCCAATTCATCTGCAGGTTTTGTATTAATAAAAGTTGTTAATGTATTTGTAGTTGAACCACTTTTAACTGTATTACCAAATGCAATAACACTATTAATATCAGGTGCATACATTTGCATTGAATTCGCATCAATCATATATGACCTAACCATTGATTCATTAGCAGATTTTACAGAATCTGATGAAGTTACACTAATATCTTTAAAATATGGATTATTAACTTTTACATCAAAACTAAAACTTAATGTTTTCTTATTATCAATATTCTTAATTCTTTCTCTTGTTACTAATGGGTCACCAGTAGCAATTAATGCATATTTAATTATGGTATCACTACTATCTTCAATTCCACCTGTACTAACTTGTCTATATAAATTAAGATTTATATTTTCATAAAATTTACTTAATTGTGCCTTACCAGTATTTTTAATTAATTCTGAATTGGTAGTAATATCAGGTGGTGTACCAATAGTATTTGTGTTAAAAAATGTATTACTTACAAATCCACCAACCTTATCGAGAAAACTTTTATTATTATCGTCTTTATCTGTGATTGACCAATTTACATTTCTACTAAATGGATTTTTACCTTGAAGTGCCTTGTTTAAATCAAGAGAAGGTAAATTTTGTTGAGCAAGGTGAGCCATTGAGTTATAAAAGAACTGTTGTGCCAACATAATAGTACCAATTTCAGCCAAAGGTGTTTGATTTGGTAATAATCGATTTAATATTGAAGTCTTATTACTAATACCCTGCCATTGAGGAATTACACCAAGAATACTATTAATACTATTTGATACATTTGAATTAATCTTTAACGATTTATATACAAGACTATTTGCATCACCAGTAATTTCATATTCATTATTGAAATTATATAAACTACGAGCAGATATCATGCTTCTATACTCTCCAATAGTATATTGCTTTCCTTCAAAAATAATATTACCTGATTCTAATCTTGACATTATTAAATCTTTTTTAATAAATACTTGCAGAATAATTTTATATGACCTACTTTTACATTGGGAAAAACTATAGTAAACCGAAAAACGTGATAATACTCTTTTATATCAAAACAATATTGGGTTATGTGACAATAACTCTTGCTTGGTAATTAATTAATATGTAATTTTGATTTAAATTGAATTTCTTCAGAAATGAGTATAGTTATCCCTTATTGTCGAGTTTTTATCGGATTCAAAGAAGTTGATAACAATCTTGTAAATTTGTTCTTTGTTCGCAGAACGGAGAAAGAGTTTTGAAACTGATGACTGTCTGAAAGACGTGCAATTGAAATTTTGATAAAACTTGTCAAAGGTACAACTTTTTTTTGACAATTGCAAGTGTTTTTACTGTTTCAATGAAAATTATTTTCCATGTCTTAGAGATTCATGCTTTTGAATTGCAATATTAACATCATATGCTTTTTGCATAAACTTCTGACCATCAATGTTCAATGTAATGTCATTTACTAATGAAACCTTTCCATTGTTTGCAAACTCAACTTTTAATGGTTGTTTCATTAGATTTGCTAAATCAGCAATTACACCACCACCTTTAATATTAGCACCACTAATTGCAGTAATCGCATTTTGAACTGCAATCCAATCATCTTTAGTACCTTTCATCGCAGTTCCCATTTTTTCTAAGTTAGATGCCATTTTTGCTGATGAAAGACTTGCTACAGTAATTGCACCCATTGTTGCTAAGAATACTGGTAGTCCTAATCCACCAACTGAAAATAATGCCATTGCTCCAGCCATTTTTGCCATGCCACCTGCAATTTCACCCATTTCTTTACCACCACCTTTAGTTTTTTCAAACATTTCACCAAGACCTTTTCCCATATAACCAATACCTGCTGCTGCAATTCCAACTGCACCACCAATCATTAAAAGTGCTGCACCTAATGCTAAAAGAGGTCCTTCTGCTGGTGCAGCAACTCCAGCTACAATTCCAATCCCAATTGCTGCAAGTGGAAATGTTACAGCTAATGTCATTGCAATACTCTTCAAATTTTCTGCCTGTTCTTTTGTTAATTTTGACATGGAATCTGCAAGTTTACTAATACCAACTGCAGCTAATCCTACACCAGCACCTAATCCAACTGCAGCAGCACCAATACCAGCACCTGCACCTAACATTTGTTTACCTTTGC